ACCTCTCTTTAAGTGGGGGAATGATTCGGACACTACAGATATCTTTTGATTATCATGTGTTTGGGCGTATTGAATAAGAATAAGAAGAATAGATACGGTTTTACTTGCAGATGTACCACCAGATACCCCCCGTATTCTTTTATTTAGTTTCAGTAGTTTCTGTGTTGCTTGAGTCTGTACAAACATTGCCGAGTATTGGAATTGGTTTACCACCTGAGGTTATATCTGTCTTGGTTGTCTCTACCATGTCGTGATTCACTTTGAGTAGTAAAGCAACGATAGTGGCGTTTATTTCCTTACCCCCAAATATGCCGATTTCTTGGAGTATTTCCTTTTGTTTCATCTTTAATTTACTTAAAGTGTCGGAAAACTCTGGATGTACTTTAGCCCATTCGTAAAGTGTATCTCTATTTATGCCGAGTTTGAGGGCTATTCCTTCTACTGTTGGGATCTTCATATTCTGAGGTATGGCTTCTTCCATATACTCATTGATCTGTTCAATTACTTCTGGGGTGTATTCGCTTGGCCTACCTCCGGCGTGTTTGGGCATACACTAATTATATCACATTGATACTCTTTTCTTTTATTTATTTGCCTTAAAAAACGCATCAGCAAATCCTTTAGGTGTAATTGCCCGGCGTGCTGCTCGCTTGCTTCCGGTAAAGTCGCTTATACTTGGTAACTTACGGTTGTTTATCTTTAGTCGTGCAATCGTTTCTTCATCTAATTTAACCGGATGTTTCTTCGGCTCGTTGTAATAACCCCATAAGTCAGTTTTCTTTGTATAGGGGTCGCCATAATCACAAGGGTTAAAGGTTAAGGGAGGTTTACCCAAGAACTGCCGGAGATAACCCATTGGATTCTCTAATGCCCAAAAGGCGAGTTTTTGTTTCTCTCGGACTTCCCAGATAATATCTAAACACGCTTTGACTACTTCCATGCCTTCTTGAAAGTTGCGTGGCTTCTTGGCTCTTGTACGGGCCAATGAGAACATTGTACAAGGTGGTGCGGCTAAAATCCCATAAATATCGTTAAAATCTATAATTGACACATTATCACCCGTAAAACACAGAGCTTCACCAAAATCGGTTATTGCCTTAAACCATTTAGTTACATCATATTCCGGCAAAGTAATAACCCTCACATCATATCCGGCTTCTTTGTAAGGTCTGCTCCAAGCTCCAGTACCGCCCGCTAAGTCTAAAATTATCTTGTTATTCATATTGATACTCTTTTCTTTTTAAGAAATATCCTTGGTTCAAACTCAACATATCTTTTGCTTGTTTATTCAAAGTTCGGTTAAACGCTTCATTCATATTTTTGTTTATGGTCTTGATGTGCATACGTCTTACCTTAACATGATAAAACGGGAACCTCCAATTAAAAACAACGTCTTTCCCAACCACAACCATTTGCTCCATAAGCCCTTTTGGTAGTTCTATTGATGTTGTTACTTTTATATCTTTGTTTTTCATATTCTTTCCTTTTTAATTAAATCCTCAATCTACCTTGTCCTTTTAAGTATTCTTATTAGGTTGGGCATCCTATCGTAAAAATGTCCAACCTGTAAAATTACTCAATCTCCTCTAAAATCTTAACCTTATATTTCTTTCCGTCTTTAATTAAGACTTCAGTAGATACTTCTTCATCATCTTCGTCAGCCAATTCTGGGTCTGAACAAAGTAACTCATACTCTTCGTCTATCTCTATCTTTTCAATTTTTTCTGACTTTTCTTTTATGTGATAAAAATAACCGTCAATAAGTTTGAGTTCTCCATAAACCTGAGCGTTTCCATAAACCCAAGCGTCTCCATAAACCCAAGCGTCTCCATAAACCCGAGCGTTTCCAGAAACCAGAGCGTTTCCATAAACCAGAGCGTCTCCATAAACCCAAGCGTCTCCATAAACCCGAGCGTTTCCAGAAACCAGAGCGTTTCCAGAAACCAGAGCGTTTCCAGAAACCTGAGCGTCGTCTTCTTGACTAAGGTTTTCTTCTTTCTCTATCCAACCGCCTTTTTCCCCTTTTTCTATATCAGCGAAGTCCTTTAAATATTCTATTCTGTGTAGAGTAATTCCACACCATTCTTTGGTCTCGCTAGTTAATTTAAATTTCTTCATTTATATTCACCTCCTTTTAAGTCCTATACTTCTTTAATCTATTTTTAATAATTCCTTCTAAATAATCTTCCATTGTCTTTCCGGTCCATCTGTGACAAGCGTAATCGACTTTTGAATGACAGTTGGCACAGGCCAATACTACTTTTTTAAGATCCTTTACGTCTCTCCTCTTTGTCGTGTGTGCGAATCCTAAATAATTAGTAGGCGTACAATCTGTTAATCTTAATTCACATCTGGTTATCCCGGCTTCTTCAAATTGTACTTTTAATTCTTTACGTACCCTATTCCAAATCTGAACCTTACTTGGTTTCTTTTGTTTTACAGGTTTGGGTACAGGTATCATTTAATTATTACTGCCGGAACTTCGGTGCCGTAAGCTACTACAGTTTGTCTGGTAAGCATATCCACCCAATAAGCATTTCCGTCATAGGTTATCTTGCTCCCACGGTCTTTGCAAACCCATATTCTACCGAGGATCTTAATTTTAGTGCCGAGTTTAAGTTCTTTGGGACAGGCTATTGCAGAATCTATTCCTTCTTCCCAATTTTGACCATTAGCCATTTTTGAAACACAATGACCGTTTCTAAAGGTTAAACAATTCACTCCTCCGAGATCCGGCCAGTAATGACTGACTTTAACTATAATGTCTTTGGTTTCTACTTTCTTTGTCGGTGGTGTAACCCATACAGTTGTCTTATGAGAGGTAATATGTGTCGTTGTATCAAGTTTGGGGGCTTCTTGAGCCAGTACAAGAGGTTTGGGTGTATGTGCAATATCGTATCCCACTATAACAGTAAGTAAGAAGAAAGTTATAATTATGTTTTTAAACGTAGACATATAAGGCCGGACAATCTCTATCAAGAAAAATTGTCCCGGCCAGGAAAATGCGAGTGGGCGAGTCCTCCACACAAGCCTTAGCCTTATATAACTACCTAACTAATATGCAAAAGAGCAAAATTCCTATCGCTACCCAAATAAATAAAAAGTTAAATAAATCCCAATTATCATTTAACCAGTTACTCGTTCGATTCATCATAGTCTTTTTGTGACGCATAACCTTCTTTATACTTACTTGTTTGTTCTGCAAAGTCCTCTATCTTGCAATCCATGCACATTGTGTATTCTCGGTTGTTTCCGTGTCTGTCTATTCCATACTTTCGGAATTTTCTTTCTTTACATACCGGGCAAAGTAAAACCGGGTTGTCTTTAAATGCTTGTATCATTTTCTTTTATTTACCATTTCTAATATATTTATTTGGCCTTGCATATATGCGTGTCTGAGCCAGTATTTAGTTGTTCCTTCCTTTAATTCCGGCAATTCTTTTTCAATTCTTGCTATATCCTTTAATGCTTCGTTTATTAGTTTGTTCATTGTTCGTATTGTTCTACTTGTATTCCGCCATCCTTGTAAGGATCAGTTTTGTCATAACTAACTACCGGGTTTAACCAATCTATATAATCGCAACCACTACTTTGCTTTGTAAATGGATCAAACTTGCCATTTTCGCATTTGTGGAATTCTTTGCCGGTTTTGGCACTTATCTTTTTAACCATTCTACCTTTACACTTTGGACAAAATTTACCTGGTACATATTCAACTTCTTTTTTAGCACCAAATGCTTGTCGAATTTGAGGCTTGTAACCGAGAGTTTCGAGTTTGGCTTCTAAAGCGGTTATCTTCTCAAGTAATGCGGTACCAGTCATTTCTCTTAAGGTGAATAAAGTGTTATATCCTTTTGGTGTAACTACACTTAAAGTTGCAGAAGCCGGGGCTTCACCAATTATGTTTGTTTCGTCTTTCATATTGTTTCCTCGTTTTCTAAACTAGGTATAACGTCTAAAAGTCTTTGGCGGTTAATTATTCTAGTAACAACTGAGGAGTCTATGCGGTACTTGGCTACCAGGTCGATAACACTTAATCCGGTCTTCCAATCGTTATACAGGGCTTCGTTTCTTTCGGTCTTTGGTAATGTCATAGTTATATATTAGCACTACCATGTAGCATGTCAAGTACCAATCTAGCCACCAATTCTGTCGCTTGGATAAACCTTTCGGCATTTTAAGCAATATAGTCTATGTCCGGTAGGAAAAGGTATCTTGGCGCCGCAACCCTTACAATACTTAGTCTTATACCTTATAAGTTCGGCTTTGGTTAGTTTTTCATTCATTTGACTATCTTTCTGAAGATTTTAGCCAATTGGTGCATATTATCTAAATAGTTATCCATATTCACTTCTTCTTTAGGGGGAAGTACCGGGGGGAGGTTATTAACTACATAACCTTGGTACATATCCATAGGGTGATCCGGGAAAAGGAAGACTTCCTTTACTTTCTTCCAGGTATTCTTTACTTCTTGGGCGGTTATATAATGTACGTTACCTAAACACTTAATTTTAAGTAGTTTCATTTCTTTAGAAGCCTGGCGGACATACTTAGCATTAACACGGACACAGGGGGTTTTCTTGTAAATGTATAAAGGTTTTAGAATGTTACACTCAATAAAGTCATTCACTTTTTCTTCGCCTTTCCTATCTTACTGAAGTGTTCTGTGCCGTATTTGGTTAGAGTTTTTTCCCCACCTCTTTTACCTAATTCCTTAGCTATTTTCTTGAAGTGTTTTTCGTTCATTGATTATTTCTCCTTCCTCAACATTATATTCTTTGCCAGTTAGATATTTCTTCAAGTGTTCATCCAATCTTTTGAGGGCGTAGGTTAGATTTGTTCTTCTAATAATGGATGTTTGAAGTACCAATTCAGGAACTAGGGTGGTAACAATGTAATCGGCATAAGTAATAATTTTATCGGCAACATCATCAACCGTTTTTTCTTCTGGTGCGATTGTTTTAATAATATGGATTGCATCGGCATCGTTACCATCAAGG